GTCGCGCGATTCTTTGACTGTCCCGGCGATCTCGTCGATGCCGCCGTGGCGACCGGGCACGTAACCTACGCGTCGGTAACGCAGCGTAACCTTCAGTTCCTCATCATGCACCTTGGCCCGGCTGTCATTCGCCGAGAGGCCGCCCTGTCTCGCCTGCTACCGCGCCCGCGTTTCGTGAAGCTCGGTACCTCCGCGCTCTTGCGGATGGACGACGCGATGCGAGCGAATGTCTTTCAAGCGCGGATCGCGTCGCGCACCTTGACGCCAAACGAGGCGCGCGCGCTAGAGAATCTCCCGCCGCTCACCGATGCACAGATCGCCGAGTTCGATCGACTGTGGCCACCGAAGCCAGACGTTCCGGCGCAGGACACGAAGCCTAAGTCGATCTGAGAGGACACCCGGATGTCGCCCGTGCTCGATCTAAGGGAAGCGGCGGACCTGCGCCGAGCCAAGTTCGCAGCGAACGGCGCGCCTGAGGACGGTGGCATCCGCAGCGCGAGCGCACTCCCGAATGGTGCCGCCCGCCGCGTGTCCACTAAGGATCTCGGCGCGCCGTGCAGCCTGCGCGCTAAGAAGGTGGATCGTGAGGGTAAATCCTTCTACCAGGTAGAGGGATATTTCACGGTCTATGAACGCGGCTACGAAATGTGGGACTGGGCCGGCCCGTACACGGAGCTTGTCAGCCAGGGCGCCGCCGAGGCGACGATCGCGGGCAACCCCGATGTCGTATTCCTCGTGAATCACGCCGGTCTCGCGATGGCGCGCACGGTATCGAACACGCTCGAACTGTGGTCGGACGATACTGGCGGCGGCAACCGCGCGTTTCTCAACCCGACTCGGCAGGATGTCAAAGACCTCGTCGCAGCGATCGAGGATGGCACGATCACCGAACAGAGCTTCGGCTTCATGATTACGTCAGGGCAGTGGAGCCCCGACTACATGGAGTTCCGCATTAACGAGTTCGACATGGATCGCGGCGATACGTCCGCGGTGAACTATGGCGCGAACCCGTACACGAGTGTGAGCGCGCGAGCACGGGAGATCCTAGACTCGCTCGACTATTTACCGGCCGGTGCTGCACGCGCGGCGCTCGACCGGCTACGGCATCGCCCCGACCTGGCCGAGCAGCAGATGCCGCCGGCCAAGCACGAAACGCCGGTCGTGGCGGCGCGCAGTCTCGATTCCTATCTATCGCGACTAAAAGACTGACAGCGTACCGGAGATTCGGTGGCGTCGGCGCAGTGTCCTGTTAATTCTCTGTGCCCGGAAGGCCACACATAATGACGACGATCGACGACCTTATCCAATCTATCGAGATCGAGGAAGAGCAGACCAAGAAGCACTATTCGCGCGCGACGGCCGAGATCGAGACGGCTCTCGCGAAGGCGAAGGCCGAGGGTCGTGCGAACCTCACCGAGGAAGAGGACTCGGATATCGAATCCGCGTTCCGGACGCGCGACAGGGCGCGGACCGATCTGGTGGGGATCGACAACAAGCTCGCTCGGGCGCGCAAGGTCAAGGCCGAAGAGGCCGAGGTCGAGCTGGGCCTCATGGAGCGCGGGCACCCCGACTCGACCACCACCGCCCCTCGTCCGGCGTATGACCGGGTCGCGCGCGTGGGCCAGGAAGAGCGCACGTACCACAAGGGCAACACCGGCAAGGGTGGCCCGTTCCTGCGCGATATCGTGAAGCAATACCTCTTCCGTGACATGGAAGCGGAGATGCGCCTCACGCGTCACATGCAGGAAGAGCGCGTCGAGCGCGGCGTGTACCTGACTCGTGCCGCTGGCGACTCGGCCACGGCGAACTACTCGGGCCTCGTCGTTCCTCAGTATCTCGTCGACATGTACGCGCCCGCGATCGCGAACCTCCGCCCGTTCGCGGATATCTGCAACAAGCACGACCTGCCGCCGGACGGCATGACGGTCAACATCTCGCGCATCACTCAGCCGTCTACCGTGTCGCTACAGGCGACAGAAAACGCGTCGGTGGCCGCGGGCGGCGACCCCGGATTCGACGACACCCTCCTCACGGAGAACGTCCAGACGGCCGCCGGCCAGGAGACGCTCTCGCGCCAGGCTATCGACCGTGGTACCGGCATCGAGTCGATCGTCATGGATGATCTCTTCCGTCGGTACGCGACCACGCTCGATGCCACACTCATCACGCAGGCGGTTACCGGGCTGTCGGCAATTGGCACGGCAACGGCGTTCACGTCCGCTACGCCGGCCCTGTTCAGTGCGACCGCGGCCGACTCGCTGTATGGCAAGATCCTGTCGGCCGCGTCCGGTGTCGAGGCCGCCCTGCTCGCGTACGGCGTGCCCACGCACGCCGTGATGCACTCGCGTCGGTGGTATTGGATGCAATCGAAGGTGTCGGCCCTGTGGCCTGGCATTCAGCAGCCGAGCATCCCGGTGCAGTCCGGTGGTGTCGCCGAAGCTGCCGGGTATAACCAAGGTGTTCGCGGTATCCTGCCGTCCGGGCTCGGTGTCATTGTCGATAACAATATCTCGACCGCACTCGGCGGCGGCACGGAAGACGAGATTTACGTTGTCCCGTCTACCGAGTGCCACCTCTGGGAAGACCCGCAGGCGCCCGTCTTCATTCGGGCCGAGCAGCCGAAGGCGGCCAACCTCGGTGTCTTGCTCGTGTTGTACGGGTATTTCGCGTACAGCTTCCGGCGCTACGCGAACGGTATCGCGAAGATCGGCGGCACCGGTCTGATCGCGCCTGTCTTCTAGACCCTCTCCGATCTCCGATCCCCCGGAAGCGTGGCGCTGCGCATTCCGGGGGATCGGGCCTTCCCTATACCACAACATCTAATCGAGAGGTTCCGACGATGGCCGACGACAAGCCGACGACACTCGCGGACGACGAGATCCCGTATCAGCAACGGCCGTACGTCGTGCAACTGCGCAACGAGCTGGCCAACGCACTCGCCTATGGTCAAGAGGACCGGGTCGCGTCAGTGCGTAAGCAACTCGCCGAGATTCGCGCGTCGGAAACGCCAACCGCAGCGAAAGCCGCGGAGACGCGCAAGGCGGCGGCCACCGAACCGGCCGCCCGATCCGAGCCGCCGGCCGAGCGCGCGACCCCTCGCGACCGGCAGGCAACCACCGCGCCGAAGCCGACAGGTAGGGCCTGACGATGGCGACCCTAGACGCTCGCGCGTCGGGCCTGTGCGCCTCGATGGTCAACCTGTCCAACGGGCAGAGCGGCGTCGGCGCGTCGACAAACGTGGCCGATCGTGGCGTGTCGCACAAGGGATGGGAAATCTGCCGCATTATCTCTGTTGTCGGCACGACACCGACGATTACCGTCGCGCTCGAAGTGTCGACGGATAACTCGGTATTCACACCCGCGACATACGCGGATATCGGCACGCCGAACACCGACACGGCGACGACGTTCGTGCTCACGACAGCCACGACGACCCAGAAGATTATCAAGGGCGCGAACACGTGGCGATTCTTCCGGATCACATACTCGGCGAACACGAACGTCACGATCACCGCGGACCTGCTTTTCTCGGACGCTCGTCGCCTGCCGTAGGGGGCGAGCATGGCGGTTGCGCTCGATGTCGTAGCTCCGTCGTCGGCGGGTCAATCCGCGACAACGGGCACGTCGCTGTCGTGGTCGCACACGTGCACCGGATCGAACCTGTGCGTCTTCGTCGGGTTTGTGGTCGGGCAGGGTGGCGGCAACTACACGTCGATGACCATGTCGGCCACCTATGGCGGCACGGCGATGACGGCGGTTGTCGCGAGTCGCCTGGTGAGCGGCACGAGTCTCACCGGCCGGTTCGGATTCTGGTATCTGGTCGGTCCACCCTCGGGCGCTAGCACTATCAACGTTTCCGTATCCGCGGGGACGCCCGATTCGCTTATCGGCGGGTCGATCTCCTTTACCGGAGTTCACCAGGGCACGCCGATCGGGACGCCAGTCAACAACAACTCATCGGTCGACGGGACAAGTGCGTCAGCGGCGATGGGGACCATTGTCGCCGGCAACATGGTCGTTGACCTGATGGCCGTTGGCACCGGCCTCACCAGTTCTACCCAAACGCAGCGATGGCTTAAAAACAATAACACCAGCTCTATTGCCGGGAATGCCGCCGCGTCCACCGCGGCGGGTGCCGGTAGCGCGATCACGATGGGCTACTCGTGGCCCTCGGCGGACGGCTATTCGATCACCGGTGTCGAAATCCGGGCAGCGAGCCCGCTGATTCTGCAACAACCGCAGCCATACACCGCTCGTCGCCGGGCGACGCTCTATTGAGAGGGGTCCGGCGTGACGCTGTTCTGGGCTGCAAATGCGGCGATGCCGACCACCGCGGCGAACGCGCCGACCGCGACCGTGAGCGGCTGTCGCACCTATCTTCAGATTTCCACGCCATCCACTCGCGGGATCGCGCTTGTCGCGTTCGGCGTGGAGTTCACGTCGGCGGTCACGGTAGCGACCACCGTGGAAGCTGTCGACACCGCGGCGATTGGCGCCACGGTCCTCACGGCGCATGTGGCGGCCGGCGTGCAGCCCTATGGCAGTGGCGCATTCCTCGCGACAGCCCCGGTATCGGCGATGACGCTAGGCACCGGTAACACCGGATGGGCGGCGGGTGGCGCCACCGAGGGCGCGGTCGTGGCGACTCGCACCGGCAAGCTAAAAGTATTGCCAGTCGGCGCGAACAATTACGAATGGGAATGGTCATTCGGTCGCGAGTTCTGTGTCGGCCCGTCTCGGTTCCTCCGTATCCGATTGACCACCACGACGACCGCTCCCACGGTGTCCCTCTGGGCGCTCTGGGACGAGTGACCGGCTAACCGGTCATGCCACTACTCGGCCGGGGGTGGCCACAGAATCGGCGGCTCACCCACTCGGTTGTCCGGCCGCTGTCCGAGGCTACGGCGGCGCAGCCACCGGTAGTGCGCAGCGCGATCGACACCACGAACGCGACGGTGACATCGGCGGCGTTCGCGCCACCGGATGGCACTCTTGTCGTCGCTCTGCTGTCATTTCAGCAGACCGCGCAAGCGACACCACTGACCCTACTTGCCAATGACACGTCTGGCGGCGGCAACTGGACAGTGGCCACGCACGCCGAAGCGTCGAGCGGCATTCACTACTCGCAGACCGCGATCTTTATCAAGTATTTCGCCACCTCGCCCGGACTCATTACCGTGTCGGCGGGGAAGTCGGGCGCGCTCGCCTGCACGATGTCCCTGGCCGTGCGAGTGCTCTATGGCGCGAACCCGAGCCAGGTCGGCGCCGCGACATCTTCCGCGTACGTGACCGGCACCGCGAACGCGCTACAGCGATCGATCACGACGACCGCGGCCGGGTCGCAGGTCTACGTGGTGGCGGCCGAGGACGGCAACGACACGCAGACGGTCAACGCGGCGACGACCACGCTCGATCTGTGGCAGAACTCCACAGATAACGCGGTCAATGCGATTGGCATGGCCAAGACGCTCACCGGGGCACCGGGTAGCCAAGGGCCGTACGGGTGGACCGGTGGCCTCTCGGGCAACGACACCGCGATCTCGTTGCTGGAAGTGCTCGCCGCCGTCCCGGCCGTTGTCGGCTCGACCGACACCGTTACTACGGTGCCCACGTGCGCCAATGGTGGCGGCGATATTGCGGACTCGGCCGGCGCCACCACCGTTACCACGCTGCCCACGTGCGCCAATGGTGGCGGCGATATCACGGATATCGCCGGCGGTGGTACGACCGGCCTGACCTATATCGAAGATGTCAACGCGGTCGTGGGCACGACCTCGGCCGTTGTCGGGTCGTTCGTGTCCACCCCGGCGACGGGCGACCTCGCCTATTGCTTCGTGGTTAACAAGCCATCGACAGTGACCCCGACAGCGTCCGCCGGGTGGACGCAGCTTGACTCGGTCGCGGTTGGCACGGGTGTCGACGGAGTTGGCACCGGCCTCGTGCGGATCACGGCGTTCATACAGGTCGTTTCGGGTTCCTACAGCGCGCCCACGATCACGAATGCGGCCGGGTCGGTCGTGGCGGCCGGCACACTGCTCGTGCGACCGAACGCCAACACGGTCGTTTCGCACACCACCACGAACGCGCAGGACACCGTTGACGACACGACATGGTCATTGACGGGTGCGACCGATCTAGGCATCAAAGATAACGACCACGTCCTCACGGTCGATGGGTGGAGTAACAATATATCGGGCGCGGCGTCGGCCGGCGACCTGACAGGCTCGGGTATTACCGGCTATGGCACCGTCACGGAGCTGACCGACACGCAATTGAACGTGGGGAACCACGGGCAATTAGTAGCGAACCTTTTCCGCGACATGACCGGCGTGAGTTCCGGTGTGCAGACACACACCGAAGTTCTCAATGCCGCCATGACGAATCGCACGGGCGGCACGCTGTTTGTGCGCATTCGCGCACAAGGCGCGGGTATCCCGGCGATCGTCACTCCGCGAGCCAGTCGCGCGCACGCGAGCGCGGGCTACGCACTACGGGCGCCCGACTCGGTGTTCGATCTGAGCAGTTGGAAAATCACGCTTCCGACCGACGCGGATCTCGATGGCTTCGCGGACGAAATCCTACAGCCCGCGCTAGCGACATACACCGATAAGAACTTCACGCTCGACGTCACTAATCAAATGGTGATGACCGCGCCCGTGCAGGGCGTTACAACCTCCGGCTCGGCCGACACCCGTACCGAGCTTCGCGAGATGGAAGCGGGCAGTAACGCCGATTGGGCGTTCGCCACGACCGCCGGCCGTCAGCTCACGGTCACCGGCATTTTCGACCCGACAAATATCACCGATATCAAGACGATGATTGTCGGGCAGATTCACGGGGCGAGTGGCACACCGCCAATTTACATGACGGTCGATCACGTGCCCGCGACGCCACGCCTTCGGCTATTTCAGAATGGCCCCGGTTTCGGCGATCTGCTCACCGG